GGCCCGGAAATATAATTTATCTGAAACACTATCAGCCTTATTTGTGATGGATGGTATTGATAAGTTATTTGAATGCAATACAATTGAATTACCGAAAGTGATGATCCCTTATAAGATAAATGCAAAAAACGTGACTTGCATTCCGGAAGGTGAATATAAAGTAGAAAAATATTACAGCCCGACAAAAGGGGAATGCTTCTGGGTAAAAAATGTACCTGGCAGAACAATGGTTGAGATACATAAAGGAAATTTTGCTTCAGGTAAAACGATAGATACCGAAGGGTGCATCCTTCCCGGTATGTTCCTGGCAGATATTAATGATGATGGACATTTGGATGTTGCCGATAGCACTAAAGCAATGCAGATGTTATTGAATATTTTGCCTGATCACTTTAAATTGCATATAATTTAGTATTTTTATGAAATTATCGACTATCTATAAACTCTATAAATTCCTAAAGTTAATCGTTCCTTTTTTTAAAGAATGGGGAGTTTTGATGTTAACAGTAATTATATTAACTTTGTTCTTTTATCTAATCTTCACGTTATGAAATTTTCAACAAGAAGCTATATGCAACCAACACCCAGGAATTTAAGACACTTTGGAGATGGATTACTTGGAATTGGAACAACCATAACAGGAGCTGCAATTGCATCTGGGAATGATATTCTAGCTTATGTTAGCTTGGGTTTTGGAGTAATAGGCAAGTTCCTTACTAATTTTTTCGCTGAATAATAATGGATATAGTTATTTGCATCGGATTAGGTGTTTTAATAATTATCTGGTTATTGTATTGCTGGATTAATAAACGTATGAGATGAAAAACATTAAAATAGCATTGGTGGCACTTTTAGTGTGTTTTGTGGCCTTTTCTTGTGTTACAGAAAGGAGATGTTTATGGAAGTACCCAATAGTGCCTGAAATCGTAAAAAAGGATTCTGTCATTATAAAGGACACAATCATTTATAGAGATCGTTATATTCCTTATTATATCAAGGGAGATACTCAGTTTGTAGATAAGCCTGTGCCGGTAGAAAAAAACATCATTCCTATCAGGTTGGAGTTGGAAAATGATTATGCAAAGGCTAAGGCATGGGTTGAAAATTCCCGGTTAAAGCTACAGCTTGAACAAAAGGATCAGGTTATTGAGTTTAAGCTCGACAGTGCAGACAAAGAGGTACGTCACTGGAAAGAGAAATGGACAAACGAAAAACAGACGATAGTTGTTAAAGAAAAATTCATCCCTAAATGGGTCAGGACGCTCGCTATCGTAGGAGGTATTATCACATTGATATTCCTTGCGTGGTTTGGTTATCGGGCATTTACGTTTTTTAAGAGGTAAGTTATATAGAAGATGATTAATAAGAAAGATGTATCCACAACCCCACTATGCAGGGGATATTACGGCCATTCGGTTTAAGAAAAGCTGCCGATCGTAAAGCTAAATTGGAGACTTGAACCTTGAAATGGTGGCTTTTGCGTCTTGTGCCGGCCATAGGAGTCGCTTAAAAAAGCCTTAAAATTGAGCATAGATCATCTTTTTTAAGAAATAGTTTTGTTTCATGATTAGGTTAGGTTTGAGCCGGAGGGATTGGTTACCCCTCCGGTTTTTTTATTTAGAATGAATATAAATAACACATTTGCGTAAAAATAATTGCCAAATTACTTGACTTGTATTACTCTATTGCGTATCTTTATACTATAATTAAAAACAAAGGATATGAAAACTACAATAACATTCACTAAAGAGCACGAAAAAGAGCTGAAAAGAATATCTGAATTAAACGTTTTTGCTGCTAAAATAGCCAATACGATTCTTTCAAGAGAAATTTACAGAGCTTCTTCAAAGCAAGTTGATATTCTTAATGAAGTTTCAGACATTGAATTTTACATTTCAGATGATTATAGTTTTCGTTATGAAGAAGATGCAACTGCAAGAACAAGAGCTAACTTACCAAGTTCAATGAGATAATTTTAAAATATAAAATCATGGAAACAACAAGAAGGTATTATGAAGTGAGCTACACAAAAGCAATAGGTAGCAAGGGAATCTTAAATGTAAAAGCCAGAAACAAACAAGAAGCCATTGCCAACGCTAAAGATAATTGCTATACAGGTAGTAATTTTAAAGTAATTAAAGAAATTCCACCAACAAAAAATACAGTTTTTGGCGGTGGCAGTCACAGGATGAATAAATAGAAATCATGAACGTAAAGAAATTAATCAACTGGTCGGAAGTCTCAAGGTTTGTCATTAAAGGCGACAGAAATGGCATTCGATCATATAAGGTCCCGGTTAAGCACAAAAAGAAAATAGACAGGCTCATAAGAGTCGTTGAAGCATGGGCTGAATGGTGCGAAAATTTGGAAAATACGGGGTAATCCATTTCTTTGAGCATTATTTATAATGAATATAAATAGTAAAATAAATGCTAAAATACTTGTATTATACTATACAATTGTATATCTTTACAGTATCAAATTATTAATTAAACCGTCAAGATCATGAAAGCAGTAAAAATCTTATTCAAATTTACCTTTAAAGATTCAAGTACAATGAAAGTAGCTTACTTAGCGTCTGAACCTTTGAATGTGTCTGACGAATGTGTTATTTGTCAAGCCTGGCAAAATATGGCAGCGGAGGAGTTTAGCCGAAATTTAATTACGAAAACAATTAACATTGAGGCAGAAAAAATTGAATTTGTTTGAACAATGCTTGCCGGTTAAATTGGTATTGCCGAAATAATAAGGCAAACAGGTTCGATTCCTGTACCCGGCACAAATTGAATTTAACCTTTAGTATTAATTAAATCGTCAAGATCATGAAAACAGAAATTAAATTTAAAGCGTGTGAACATTTGGATTTTTCTGATAATTACGCTGCTAATAAAGAGCCAATTGGTATAAAAGGAGAAACTAAACTTTGCTGGGACAGACCTGTTATTGATGAATCTTATCCAAGATTAGTTCAATTCTGTAAGAAAAGAGGTAGGATGAATAATCCTGAATGTTGCACAAGCGAAGAGACAAAAATGTGTTCTGACTATAATGAAATTGAACATACAGTTACATTTGAATCAGAGGAATAACACTTGACGGTGCGGGGTGCGATAACATCAAACCCTTGCCGTCTTAAAATCATATACTATGGATAAAGCAAAAGGATTCGCAACAGCTTTTTACCAACTGGATAAAGAGCATCAGGCATTAATGAAAAAAGCTCTTTGTAAAGAGATGGGGTGGTCTGAAGTGACTTTTTTCTCAAAGCGTAATGGTCACAGGAAGGTTAAATTTGCAGAGCTCATTGTCCTTCGCCAGATGTTTGCCGGCTATGGCATTGAACTATAAAACTATGACAACTATAATTAACGCGTTCTTAAATGCACAGACCAACGCTGAGGTTAATCAAATCGTCTGGTCTAACCTTGACACGTTAAACGACAATCCGAGGCTTTACAGCTTTGCCAGAGGGGCAAGGAGGCGAATTGTAAGATTACGAAGGGAAAGAATTAAGAACACTGAACTAATATATTTAAACTAACGAGTTTAATAATTTATACAGAATTAAAATGAAAACTTTTTACTACAAATGCAGGCGGCATGAAATATTGCATGAGGGAACTATCGTAGCTGAGTATGCACTTAGGGCGAGAGAGGCATTATTAAGGAAATATGATAAAGTTGAGCAATTATGGACTCGTTGAAAAGCGTACAAAAAGAAGGTAATATTGGATTGAAACAAGATTTACTTCTTTATGGTAAAGATTATCATGTTTGGAGATGCGGGAAATATTTAGGTATAGCAACATATACGGATGACGAAAATATAGGAGATGCATTTCTCGAATTAGAAAAAACATCTGAAGGAGATGAATGTTATCAGGTATTATGTGGGGATGAGTGGAAGTTTGTTTAATATATATAATAACATGAAAGAAAGCATAATAATTTACACACCAAACGAGCCTGAGGACTACGGAGCTTTCGATGATTCGGAACCTGAAAAGGTCGTGTGCGCTGTCTGTGGAGAAGATGCAGAGATTGAAGTTAGAACTCTTGGAGTGCCTATTCCGGAATGTGTCTGTATGAAGTGTTACGCCCATCCCGATTACCAGGAAATTGTTTTAAAAAATAACCTGAAAAGAAAACTGATATGAAGATAAAGATTGACGAAATACTAAAAATGACTGCATCTAATGAAGTTAAAAGAAATCTTATCATTTGCGATATTAATGATATGATCATTGATAAAGCCAAAGATGTACATGGGAAAATACTGTCATCTGCTTTTAATGAAATAATAAGTTTATACATAAAGAGATGAAATATTATTGTCCTCTTTGCGGTGACGAAATAAACGAATCTGAATACCTCCAGGTTTGCGGTTGCGGTTGTCCAAGTTGCCGGAGGACGTTTGACAGGACTGTGTTTAAAAAAGATATTACAAAACCAAATAAAAATAATTATGACAAATGACATCGTAAAAATCAAAGCATCAGACTACGGTCTGGAAGAATCAAAAGCAAAAGAGATTGAATCATTATTTACTCCCATGCTTCGGAAAATGTCTGAGCTGGAATCGGAATATAATGATATTCTTAAAGAAGAGATTAGCCCGGAGACCTGCCAGAGAGCAAAAGATTTAAGATCAAGTTATGTTAAGATCAGGCGAGGCACGGAGGAAATACATAGGAAAGCAAAACAGTTTTACCTGAACGGGGGCCGTTTTGTTGATGGGTGGAAAAACGCTCAACTATTTGCTTCCGGTGAAAAGGAAGATACTCTGAAAAAGATTGAAAAACATTACGAAATACTGGAAGCAGAGAAAAAAGAAAAGCTCCGGGAAGAAAGAGAAAAACTAATTTCTCCTTACATGGAAGAAGTTAACTCTTTTTCTCTTGGTGAGATGACTGAAGAGGTGTGGAAAAAATTCTACGCTGGTGCTAAACTGGAATATGAAACCAGGATTGCTGCCGAGAGAAAGGCAGAAGAAGAACGTATTGCAAAAGAAAAAGCAGAGGCTGAAGAAAGAGAACGTCAAAGGCTTGAAAATATCAGACTTAAAAAAGAGATAGAGGAAAGAGAAATTGAACAAAGCAGACTTAAGTCTGAAAGAAAAGAGATTGCCTTAAAATTTTTAAAACAATCAGGTTTTCATACCTCAATGGGAGGTATGACTAATAACAAAGGTGATCATTTTATCGGTGAAAATCATTATGCAGAGTTTGACACCGATAAAGAGCTCGAAGATTTCCAGAATAGAATAAAAAAAGAGGCCGAATTTGCCAAAGAGAGGGAAAAGGCAGAAAAGGAAAGAAAAGCTCTTGAAGAAAAGGCTCGTAAAGAGGCAGAGGAGAGGGAAAAATTACAGGCAGCAATTAGAGCAAAAGAAATTGCTGTTGAGAAAGCAAAGATAAACCAGATCAAAGCTCAGAAAGCTGCCGATCGTAAAGCTAAACTTGCCCCTGACAAAGAAAAATTACTTGCTTTTGGTCAGGCCCTGAATGATGTTCCACGACCTGAAATAAAAGCTATTGAGGCAGCCGAGATAATGGCTAACATCAATGGATTGCTTGTCAAGCTCAATAACTACATTATTGAAAAGGCCGAAACATTAACCAAATAAAATAATAATTGATTATGGAAACAAAAACACATTGGCGTAAAGTATTCCTTAGTGATTATCTCGGATCGTGTGATCTGGAAAACGGAAAAGACTTAAAAGCAGTAATCAAATCTGTTTCTGTCAGGAAAGTAAAAAACACAGACGGCAAAGAACAGGAACGTAATGTTGCAATATTTACAGATTCTAAATTAAAACCGATGATTCTAAATGTTACTAACTGTAAAGTAATGAAGAAATTTGCAGGTAGTAAATATATAAATGACTGGAATAACATCCCGGTTCAGATATATGTTAAAGATGATATCCGGGCATTTGGTGACATTACTGAAGGGTTACGTATCAGAGGGAATCAACCTTCAATGGCAAAACCGGAATTGAAACCAGATATAACAGCCTGGAATGAAGCTATTAAATTTTTAAGCGGATCGGGTACTATCGAAAAGATAAGGACAAAATATGTATTATCTGTTGAAAATGAAGAAGCATTAAAACAGGCTGTATTATGAAGTTTCATAATATAGATCAAAATTCAGATGAATGGTTATCTTTAAGGTTAGGTAAATTTACTGCCTCAACCTTTTCAGATATATTCATGGCAAAAACCACTAAGGGTTATCAGAATGCAATTATCAAAGTTGCTTTTGAGAGGGTAACAGGAGAGTCGCAGGAATCATATAGTAACAAATGGATGAAGCGGGGCCACGAGATGGAGCCTTTTGCCAGAGATAATTACGAACTACTTACTTTCAATACTCTTGAAAATGGAGGGTTTTATGAGTATTCAGATTTTATCGGAGCCAGTCCTGATGCTAAAATAGAAGGGGAGAATGCAGGATGTGAATTTAAGTGTCCTTCTTTTCAGGTATATAACGAATACCTTACAACAAACAAATTGCCTAAAAATTACTATTGGCAGATACATGGTCAATTACTCTGTACCGGTTGGGATTATATACATTATATGCCTTTTCTAAGCTCAAAACTAAAACAGATACTTATTCCAGTTGAACGTGATGAGGCGGTTATAGATCAGCTTAAAAACCAGCTCAATGAATCTATTGAAGAAGTTAAACAATTAATTGAAAGGATACGCAATGAATAAAACAATTTTAAAAGGAAATTTAGGAAATGATCCTGATGTAAAAATATTTGAAAGCGGGCAGAAGGTTTGTAAGTTCTCCCTTGCTACATCAGAGAGCTACACCGATAAAAAAGGAGAGAAGATAATTAATGCCGAGTGGCATAATATTGTCTTCTGGGGGAAGATAGTTGATGTGATTGAGAAGTATGTTCACAAAGGCGATCAGTTACTTGTCGAAGGTAAAAATAAAACCAGGTCGTATGAAGATAAGAACGGATCAACTCATTACATTACAGAAGTTATTTGTCATACATTCGAATTCTGTGGTAGCAAGGAGAGAGTTGAATCAAAGCCATACAACCAGGAAGGGGAATGGCAGAAAGGGGAGAAACGTACAGTTCCTGCAATGAGCAATGTTGATGATCTGCCGGGCAATGTCACTACTTATGATGAAAATGACCAGCCGTTTTAATGAGTAAAATCCTGCAATATATTAAGTGTAGCGATAAATACAAATATGTTAGTATTTATAAAGTAAAGGATGGCATATTTTATCGTGCTTCTTTTGTGAGAACTTATAAATATGAACAATATTTTGGATGGAAATTATATGATACAGAAAGAGAAGCTGCTTTAGCAGTTGATAAATATCTTCTTTCAATTGGTCGAAATCCAGTTAATATATTAAAGAAAAAGGCAATATTGTGAAATAAATAACAATGAAGCGTAAACTAACAACCGAGACAGATAGGGAAATGACTATCAGCTATATTAAACGGCTGGATTTGAAAAAGCTATTTATCGTTGAGGTATTGCAGAAATTAACGAAGCGGACAATATCACAAAATTCTCTTTATTGGCTTTGGTTAACAGCTATTGAATTTGAGACAGGCAATGATAGAAATAATCTTCATGAATATTTTAAAGAGAAATATCTGATTCCGGAAGATGTTATTGTGTTTGGTGAAAAGCGGGAAAGTCGTTCAACAAAGAATCTCAATACGACACAATTCAAATACTACCTTGACCATATTCAAGTATTTGCCTCAACGGAATTAGCTATTAAATTACCTGATCCGAAAGATAGGTACTGGAATGAGTTTTACGAATATTATGTTGATAAGATATGAAAATTCATACAAAAACATATATGCATCATTTCGATTATGGTGAGCAGGATATTATTTTATGCGAAGCATGTGGCGCAAGGGCTGTTGATATTCATCATATTGATAATAACAGGCAGAATAATAATATAAAAAATCTTATTGCACTTTGTAGACGTCATCACAATATGGCGCATTCATCAAAGCGCTATGTCAGTAAATCAGAGTTTCAATTTATTCATAATAATTTCCTGCAAGGGAATAGAACACAATTTTTAAAATGAATCATGGATCACTCTTCAGTGGTATCGGCGGATGGAACATTGCAGCAGATGAAATGGGATGGGAGACGGTATTTAATTGTGAAATAGACTCATTTTGTCAAAGAGTATTAAAATATTATTGGCCCAAAGCAAAATTATATGAAGACATTAAAAAAACAGACTTCTCAAAATGGAAAGGACAAATTGACATCCTTACAAACTCTTTTCCCTGTCAGGGATTCTCACTTGCCGGAAAAAGAAAAGGAACAAAAGATAACCGGTATCTCTGGCCGGAGAGTTTGCGAGCAATACAAGAGATTCAGCCCGAATGGGTTATTTCTGAAAATGTTCCCGGAATTATTAATATTGAGGGGGGGATGGTTTTCGAGCAAGTCCACGCTGACTTGGAAGCTTCGGGGTACGAAATTATCACGTTTATACTTCCAGCTTGCGGTGTCGGGGCGTGGCACAGAAGGGATAGAATCTGGATTGTTGCCTACAAAAACAGTAACAAGCGGAACACAGACAAAGGAAAATCCAACACCAAAACAAACAGGTGGAACTACACTAGAAGGATATGCAAAGATGTTCCCGACACCGAAAGCACAAAATGCGAACAGTCCGGGGATACATGGACAAGGAGGGATAGATTTACAAACTCATGTAAAGATGTTCCCCACACCGACAACCAGGGATCACAAAGACGGAACGGCAGAGAGTTGTCAGAATGTTCCATCAAACAGTCTTTTGGGAAGGGAAATACACAAGACAACGGAACAGATGGGCAGTCTGAATCCCGATTGGGTAGAATGGTTGATGGGTTATCCCCCTGGTTGGACGAACCTGACATCCCAAGAGTCGCAACAGGAATCAAAGACAGGGTAAACCGGCTAAAGGGATTAGGGAATAGCATTGTGCCCCAAGTTGCACTAGAAATATTTAAAGCGATAGATAAATTAAATCAACAATTATGAAAGAGAAAAAAGAATTGTACAGTAAAGCAATGGAACTACTTGAGGGCTGCAATGAACATCTGAAAGATGATGAAAAGATAGACACTATCAACACCAAGCTGGTCGGTGTGGTAAAGGACCTGAACGATATTATTTTACGTGACACGACAGTAACGGATTTAACGGCGGAGAAATGATTAGCGAGGTACACAACGAAGATTGTATGATCGGCATGGCAAGGTTCCCTGATAATTATTTCCAACTTTCCATTGTTGATCCTCCGTATGGGATAAATTTCGCAAAAACCCATACAGGGAAAGGATGGATTGTTAGGAAAAGTAAAGATTGGGATAAATTACCACCATCAAAAGAATATTTTAATGAATTACAACGAATTTCTAAAAATCAGATTATATGGGGGGGTAATTATTTTACAGAATATTTAAGACCAACAATGGGATGGATATTTTGGGATAAAGGGCAAAGAGATTTTTCTTTAGCAGATGGTGAATTATCATGGACTTCATTTGACAAGGCATTAAGAGTTTTTGATTATTCCAGAGCAAAACTAAATCAAAAAAGAGAAGGATTACACCCAACAGAAAAGCCAGTAGCCTTATACAAATGGCTTTTAAAGAACTATGCCAAAGAGGGCGATAAGATTATCGACACTCATTTAGGCAGTCAGAGCAGCCGTATTGCTTGTTGGGATGGGGGCTTTGACTTCTGGGGCTGGGAGATTGATGAAGATTATTTTCGGGATGGGAACAAGAGATTTGAAGCTTTTAAGATGCAACAGAAATTAGATTTTAAATAGATGCAATCTAAAAAATACTCTTTTGTAGAATCATTGACTAATACATTTACCGGGTTAATTGTCAGCTTCGGGATACAATTAATTATATATCCGGTGCTTAATATTCCGGTTAGAATTGAACAAAATATCATCATAACCTTTGTATTTACCATAGCAAGTATATGTCGGGGTTATCTGGTCAGAAGGGTATTTAACCGCATCAGAAAATAATTTTTGCAAATATCAGAATAATGGTTATCTTTGTATTGCCAAATTAAATGAGAGATGAATAAATTTGACTTTTTATTATTAACATCATACCCCGGTAACGGTGTAAAATTTCCATCAAGAGGAGTATCTCACTCCAAGGCTCTTGATGGTTTTTTTATTATTGTTATCGGGGTTTAATTTTTTAACATGGCTAACGGTAAAAAATCATTTATAGCTTATTCTGATTGGAAGGATATGTTTGACGAATTACCAAATGAAGATGCTGGTATTTTAATAAAGCATATTTTTGCCTATGTTAATGACGAAAATCCTACAAGCGATAGTATTTTAATTAGAGCATTATTTGCAAACATAAAAACAACACTTAAAAGAGATTTACAGAAATGGAATAACCAAATAAAACAAAGAAGTGAAGCTGGCAAGATGTCTGCTAAAAAAAGATTATTAACGAAAACCAACGACCGTTTAACGACCGTAGAAAAACAACAACGAAAATCAACTGATAGTGATAATGTTAATGTTACTGATAATGTTAATATGAAGAAAAGAGAAGAAGAATTTACACGCTCAGTTTTTTTGTTTAAGGATAAATACCCAGAAGAAATGCTTAATAAGTTTATAAGCTATTGGACGGAAATGAACAGGAGCGGTACTAAAATGCGATTTGAACTTCAGAAAACATTTGAGATACCAAAAAGGCTTGTTACGTGGGCTAATAATGAAACGAATTTCAATTCAGGTGCAAAGGACCCGAAAATGTCGACTAAATATTTATAATATGGAAAGTAAGTTATATCAAAAACATTCAATGTCCCTGGTAAAAGATATTTTACCGGTATCAGAATTAAAAGCATTAATAAATGAATTTATGTTTGATGCCGGTATTAATATGGGTAGTGATTTTACAGATAAGACATTAGACAGAGTTGTCGAGATAATAACGTATGACTATAAATATTTACCGATATATATTATTGCGGGCGGGTTCAAAAAAGGATCGCTTGGTTATTATGAAGCTGGTCGCTTGGTCCCGAGGGTTATTAATGGATGGATGAGTAAGTCGGCTATCGAATACAACAGAGAATTGGCACATAAAGCTATCACGGCAGATGATTACTCTGATGCTGCGGATTTACATAAATATCCGCTTGGGTCAGCTATCGTAAAAAAAATGGAGTGGGTTAAATCAGGAATCATGAGTATTAATGACTGGGATAAGATACCACTTAAAGAAATTGCCAGGAGAATTGCAGAAAGGGAACCGCATAGATTTGAAGACTTTAAAATAGATTAGATGAGAATAATGCCAGATACAGTAACTAGCTATTCAGAATATTCAATGCAATTACAAGTTGCTGAATATTTCTCACACCGAAAATTTGGAGATTCATTAACTTCTAAAGTATATAGAGAAATCAAGATTCCTAGTATTGGCAGGATTTCAGATATAATAATTTACTTATCAGATCGTAAAATAATTAATATTGAATGTAAACTATATGATTATAGAGTAGTAATAAAACAAGCAATTGATCATTTACGTTGGGCTGATTATTCATATGTTTGTTTTTTTGCAAATACCTACCTGCCGGCATATATATTAGATTTAATGATTACAAAAGGAATAGGTTTATTATTATGGACACCGGATATATTTGTTGAAGTATTGCAGTCTGGTTATAATAAATCAAAGGACAAAGTAATTAAGCAAGAGGTTTTAAGGAAATTAAAAAAGAGAGACCAGATAAAAATGGGTAAAAAAGAATCGAATAAACAAATGATTTTAAAATATACTAATCATGAGACCCAAAGGTAAGACATCAGTTAAAAAAGCTGCTTTACAAGCATATGAGGTTATGCCGGAGAAATTTTCAAGTTTATATTTAGCAAGGGTAGCGAGACTTATTTATGGTCGCAGGTTTACTTTTCATGATACGATAATGCGTAAACTCAGAGAGTATCGAACTGAGGGTGTTATTAATTTCAAGTGTATCCACAATAAAAAATCTTTATACAAAAAGTTATGAAACCAGAAGAAATAATAGAATTAGTCTGTAATCATCTCAGAATAAGTAAGGATGATCTTAATCATATAACTCGCAAGAGGGAAATTGTAGAAGGCCGGCAATATGTATATTTTCTTGTTCATGCCACTGATCTAATAAGTTATCGTTTAATAGGTAATTTATTTCACCAAGATCATGCTACTGTTATGCATGGGATAAAAACTATTCAAAATCGAATAGACACCGAACCAAAGATAAAGAAATCAATCTTTGAGTTATTGGAAATAATTGAAGATAATAATGATTTTCGTAATTTAATGGAT